CTGTTTGAAGACATCTGCGACCTTTTTAAAGGTCTCGCCATTGTCCTCAATCAAGGGGTTTAATTCCGTCGCAGACTTGCCGAATATTTGCATCGCAAGTGCGTCTCGTTCGGTCTCGTTCTCCATCTGCCCTAATGCTTTGATGGATTCTTCAAAAACCGCACTTTGGTCTCTCAAATGACCGTTTGAGTCTGTTATTGATACACCCAAAGTGGCGAATGCCTCTGCCATATTCTCCGACCCCTGTTGAGCCGAGAGCATGGACTTCTTCATCTTGGTTTGGGATTTCGCAATGGTCTCGACAGATACGTCGAGGAGGTCTGCAGAGAGTTTATATTTCTGCAATTCTTCGGTACTGATACCCGTGACCTTTGCCATCGTGTTCAAATCGTCTGCGGTCGCTCCTGCCTTAACCGTAAGACCTGCAAGAGCCAAGTCAACGGCACCTGCCACCATAGAGAGACCGCGAAGGGACTCCCCTGCCTTGACGGAGGCTTCTCCGAATGCGGACATCTTTGCGGAGGCTTGTCCAAGTACAGAGGTTGAGGCTTCAAGTTTCCGTAACTCCTTGTTATAATCCCTCTGCTTTGACTCTGCTTTGATGATCTCGCGTTGTAATTCTCTATAGTCTTCGCTTGTTTCGTCTACACCGTTCGATTTCATCGTTTCAAGAGCCTTCTTCATCTCTTTGATGTTCTGCTCTCCCGACTTCGTTGCGTCCTTTAAAACGGCTATTTTCTGCCTCATAAGGTCAACATTCTTCGGGTTGAACTTCAAAGAGTTGTTGATATAGCCGAGTTCCTTGTCAAAACTCTTTGCTTCGCCTCTTATTTGGTTTATGGCTTTCGATAATTGAGTCGTGTCGCCACGGAACTCAATGGTTATTCCTTTTACATTTCCTGCCATGCCTTAAACTCCAAAAAACAGACGATAGTCCTCTCTTGTGGCTTTTCGTCTGTCTGTCTTTTTCTTTTCTTCCTGTTTGTTTCTATTGTTGTACTCGATGCAGAAGTCGACCGCTTGACCGATGGTCATCTTTTGTATGGACTCATATGAAAGTCCCCTCTCGACTCCTGCGAGTATAATCATTTCGATTGAGATCTCGCCCCCGGAACTGTCCGAAGGCTCTTCAAGTTTTTTGATGAGACAAGTCCCTTCAAAAGTAAGTCGAACACCGCAGGTGCTATTATATCCACGGGGAATTGGTCGAACTCTCTCACCCACTTCTCGGGTGTCTCGATGTCGTCGTCGTTCGCTTTCGCCATTGCCCATGTGAGATTGATGAAGTCTGTGAACTGTAATGCACAGAGTTCAATCAATGCACTCTGTATGGTGTCTCCGTCCAAGTCTTTGAGGACTTCTGCCATGTCCTTTCCTGCCATCTTACCCAACTCTCCCAAGAGTTTGGTCACGGCTGACACGATTGGCATTATGTCGGGGACTATGTCATGTCCGAACTGTGATTTATAAATCATCGCCCATGCGAGATTATTCGAGATAGTAAGTTCTTTATCCTTACTGATCTTTATCGTCTTAATCATGTTGCTCCTCCTTTTATAGACAAACAAGGGAGGGTTTCCCCTCCCCTTCCATTTAGGTTGTTATTGTAGGTGCTGACGGTGCAGTGAACAGAGTTGAATATCCTGCGTCACCGATCTTGAATGTAGCCATGGTCACACCTGTGTTATTGTCGCCTACGCAGGTGACGGGGATGGTTGCGGTCTGTGGCTCTTTGTTCTCGGTGATGGTGGGATATTCTCTTGAAATATTACCGAGTGAGCAATTATACAGAATAACTCTTATCGGGCCTGCGTCACCTTCATCGGTCTCGACTTGGAATGCCACATATACATTGGGTTTTGTGGGATTCTTTACGGAGGCGAGGCCACCGTTGGTTAACTCTTTATAGCCGAGGAACTGTGTCTTGAACTCATCGTCAAACATAGCGACTTCGAGATCTCCTTCGATAGTACCCCCGGAGTATCCACTCCAATAGATGATATTATCGGCATAGAAGTCATTGTTTTCGCTCTGTGTTTCGGGGCTGAAGTTGACCGCCCCTTTCTGATGATAAGGTGTGCCAAGAGTAACAGTTCCGTTTGTGTCGGTGTATGTGCCGACGTGCAGGTTTGATATACCAAACTGAACTTTCATGCGTTCCTCCTATACGTAGTAATAAATGACGAAGAGACCCTCGCTTTCAATGTAGGCATCTTCGCTTTTGTCATAATTAAAGCCATCTCGGAGGAGTGCCTCTTCGATGGCTTTTTCATTTGCTTCGTTTTTCT